TGTTGATTCCGGCCATTATACGGATTGGGTTTATTCCTTTGTGGCACGATTTACGGCGGGCGTTTACGCTTCAAAAGGTATGGACTGGATTAAGGGCGGCGAAACTTACCAGCTTTTCAGCCGCGCAACGCTTGACCGAATAGGTTTGCCGCTTGCATACCATGTAAACACGGGAAAACTTAAAGACAGAATTTCAAACAGCATGAATGTTTTGAGATGGAACGAAGGCGAAAAACAGCCCGCATGGTTCCCGAACTTCCCGGAAAACTTTAGGGATGATTACTTTAAAATGTTTGAAGCGGAAGAGAAAGTTGAGGTTATAGACAAGAATACGGGCCAATGGCTGAAGACAATCTGGCGGGCAAAATTTGGCGCGCCTAACCACGGCTTTGATACTTATGTTTATGCTTTGGCGGCTTTGGAGATTCTGGCAGATGATATTTGCAGAAACGAAATCGGACTAAAGGCTTTGGACATGGGCGTTTTCTGGAGATATGCAAAACAGAATCTTGTTCCGGGGGAAAAATAGCGTTTTATTTTAGAAAAACGCTTGACAGTTTTCTAAAATAAAAGGATAATAGCATATAAAGTATCGGAAGCAAAACTTTTAAACTATTGCAAGTTTTGGGATATGTGCGCTATACTGAAAATCCCTAAACACTACAAAGCGGATAAGTTCTGCGCCGACACTGCGGATTTTTTTATGCCCGGATGATTCTGAGCGCATAAAAAGAAAACGAAACTGCAAATTTGGCAGGAACTGTGGAGTAACCGTGAGGTCTCCGGCATCACTTTGTAGGTGCTAGGGTCAGTTCCTGCTTTTTTTTATGCACGGAACTACATCTATTACAAAGGGAGGTTCAAGATGGAAAACTTGACCGACAAAACTGCCGTACACCCTAAAGCGGCAGAAGATGCGTTTGACATCAAGGAAAACGCAGAAATTGCACTGGACACGCTGGCCATGCTGTGCGAGATGCTCCAGCGGATCCCGACAGACGAAAACCTTAGCGGCGAAAGCTGCGGGCGGCTGGGGCTTACGATAAGCGGGCTTGTGGCAGACATACGGGAGGCGGTGGCATGAATGATTTAAGTATTTTTGCTTTCGGCGACTGTATGATTCGCATTGTAGAGAAAGACGGTGAACCGTATTTCCTGGGAAATGATGTAGCAACAGCTTTAGGCTACACCAATACAAGGGACGCTATTGCCAAACACGTTGATGCAGAAGACAAGAATACCGTCGCGATTCGCGACGGTATTGGGAATCCAAATAAAACTTTTATAAATGAAAGCGGATTATATGCCCTTATATTCGGTTCAAAGCTGGAGAACGCAAAGAAGTTCAAGCGGTGGGTCACATCGGAAGTGCTGCCGCAAATCAGAAAGACAGGTGCCTACACTTCCGTGAATGCAGAAGCGGAAACAAAGATGCTTGAAATTGAAGCACGGCGGGAAGTCGCTCTTTGCAGGGCGGACGCTTCAAGAATCAAGCAGGTCGGCAATTTTCTTGAGCGGGTGAAATCCTGCGTTGACGGCGGCTATATCGCAAGCGCTGATTTTGTCACCGTCTTTCAAGCAGGGCTTGAAAGAAGCCGGATGGGAAAAGGTCTTGAGAAAATTTCACATTACATGGACGAGGACGCACGGATTATAAGTTTTGTCGAAAAATGCTGCGTTCATCAAGAAGAAGCGTGGGTGCTTGTTTCTGAACTGTACGCCGCTTATGAATCTTTCTGCGGAAGCATGGAGCATTTGACACGCAATATGTTTGTGCGCAGGTTACAGATGATTGAGGGAATGCGGATTGAGTACAAGCAGAAGAAAATTGAGGGCTACCCGCAACTTGTATTCTTCGGGCTTGCGCTTAAAGGCGAACTTGTGACCACAGGAGATGCAGAATGAGAGTGTTAAGCGAAAGTGAATATCAAGAAATTTCTGATTTTTGCATAAAGGAATGGGGGCAAGGCACAACAATCAACTACAACAAGAACTTCCCTTTCTTCGGGGTGCATATTCCGTGTGAAAACGGCGGAATCGTGGTGGATTTTGACGGCAGGGGTGAAAAAGTCGCCGTCGAATGGATAAAGCAAGAGACTATACGCCGTGTGAATCAGTGCATTCACCGGACGGCATAAACCGCAAAGCAAACAAAAAAAAGGCAACTACTCACATGAGTAATTGCCTTTTTTACTAAGCAATAGCAACAGGCGGTGTTTCCGTTATACCAAGAATTTTTTTCAGAGCATCTTGCAAGACCTGCGAAAAATTAACACTTGCCTTTTCAGCTTTGTAATTTAGCCATGCCGGAATCGTACAGTTTTTCTTAACCGCACGATTATCAAACTGCCTTCGCCATTCATCTGTATCAGCAAGAACATAGGACACTGCAAAATCCGTTCTAATTGATTTTATATCGCTTGCCGGAGGAATAGGCTTTTTTTCATCTTCATAATGAACAAGCATCATTTCAATACAGTCTTTTGCCATTTCAAGGGATTCTGCCATATCATCGCCGCAAGTGTAACAACCAGGAATATCGGGAATTTTGACATTATAACCGCCTTCTTCTGCTGGTTCAAAAATCGCTGGATAAGTATATTTCATAAAGACCTCCAAAAGAGCGGGCTTTGCAGCCCGCCCGCCGATTTAAGAAAGTCCGGCTTCTTTTAGGATTGCAAGGGCTGTACCTTTCGGAATATCACCCTTGTGTCGCGGAATCGCAACAACCTGACCCGAAGGACTGACGGCTAAGTCATGGCGTGAACCATGTTTGAGCGTCCAGCCAGCCTTACGGAACTTGCGCTCAAGTTCAAGTTTGGTCATTTGTTCCTCCGTGATTATTATATTATACGCATTTATGCGTATTGTCAAGCGAAAATCAAAAAAAATGCAAAAAAAAATAACGCTTCAACGAAGCGTTATTTTTGGTCTTACTTCAGCTTGTCCATCTGCTGATTGAAGATTTTCTGTGTCAGATTTTCCGCCCGTTCAATAGCAGGTTTCATCCACGGTCGGTCTGGAATAAATGCTGATTTATGCTTCATGTTAAGAATCGGCGTTGCAGAAAAGAGGTAGCCGCCAGCAGGTCGAAACTTGCGCACTTGATACAAGATGTTATCAACTCGAACAAAGCCACGGTTTTTTGCCGCATAAAAAGTCGCAAGAATAAGGGCTTGTTTAGAGCGTGACGGCTAGCCGTTCAATTTTCGTGGAAAAAAATTATTGCGGACATTCTTGTATTTATAAAACTCTTTTACACGGTAGGCATTGTTTCCTAATCTTGCGTTTGTAGTCGGGATAATAAGGTTTGCGCCAGTTTTGGAAGTTTTTACGCCGCCTGTTTCGTGGAGTCTCATATAGCCTGCTTTTGGCAGAAGCCCCATTTCCGCTTTTATTTCAGAAAGAGTTTGAACATTTGGGTCGCACTTGTCAAAAACCACGGAATTGACTGTAAAATTGTTTCTTGTAGTAAAATTTTCTTTAATGTTTCGTTGAGCATTTGCACGAGAAACAGCCGCAAGATTGTTAACAGTGCCGATGCCAGCCTTAATAAACTTGCGTTCTACATCCTTACAGACCTCATTCATAGAATTCATAAGTTTTATTTGTGCCATATTGAACCTCTAAAAAATATCATGCGTCTTTTTTTTGCAAACTCACTATACCTAATGGGGAAATATTTTCGGGCAGATTCTAAAAGAAATGACGCTGTAATTATTGAAAAAGGATTGACACTTTTCTAAAATGGAATATAATAAAAATGCGGTTCAGTTTTTGGGCTGAACCGCAAAGCAAACAAATGACCCATTAACAACGGGACATTTGTTTTATAATAGCACTATACAGAGGAATTTTGCAAGTATGGAAGCGGAAACTAAAAAAGACGGTCGCGGCGGGGCAAGAGCTGGAAGCGGAAGAAAACCTACAGGGTCGCTTAAAATACAAATCCGCGTAAGCACGGAAGAAATGGAGCTGATAAAAAAGACTGCGGCTGAAAATGGAATTGCAACGGCGAAATTCTGTAAAAACGCGGTTATGGAAAAAGTAAGATAGTTTTTGACTGTTGATTATTTGTTGAAAACTTAACTAAACGGCGGTATTCAGATGTTTTAAGCCGTGGACAAATCAAACTCTTTGAAGGGCTATTACTCACGTGAGTAGTAGCCCTTTTCTTTTTCGGTATAGCGTCAATTCAAAATCTTACTATTCTGTAATTATGGCAACGAAATTATTTTCCTCACTAAAAGAAGTTACAGAAGATGTCAATAAAAGATTTGTCAAAGCAGGAATAAACACCGTAAACATTGTAGCAGCCACGGCACGAAATAATGCAATTCGGAATATACAAAGCAATTTTACAGTGCGCAATAATTTTACTGCATCCGGCGTAAAATTCACAAAATGCGGGGCAAATGTAAAAACCTTGTCTGCAATTTCTTCGGAAACTGGCATAGATGAAAGACGCGGCTACATGGCAAGGCAGGAAGAAGGGGGCGTGAGAAAAAGCACTTCTGGAGCTAACCTTGTTATTCCGCACACAAGAGCAAGAAAAGGACAAAGCAATTCGGGGCTTATTTCTTCCCGTTACAAATACGCCAACATTAAGCAAAATTTAAAAAGACGGCAAGACGGTTCTAAAATGGCACTTGCGGTTGCAGCGTTTAACGCTGCGCAAAACGGGGGCTTTATAAGAATTGACAACACTATTTTTCAAGTTTCAAAATTTGAGCCAAAGCGTGACAATCGAATGTTTATTGCAAAACCTGTATTGAATTTAAAATTTAATTCAACTGTCACTCCTAAAAAAGAATGGCTAAGACCTGCCAGCGAACAAGCGGCAAATCTTATGCAGAGAATCTTTAACAGTGAGATGGATAAACTTTAATTTTTTAAGCTGTTTACAATTTTATTGTAAACACACTCTTTTTCAGAAGATGGTTTATCAATGCCATACAGCTGCGAAACAACTTTTTCAAAGTTTATGCGCTCTTCTTCTTTCCAGGTGTTTTTTACAGTCTTCAAAGCCTCTTCAAAGTCTTTTTCAGAAGGTTTTAATTGTTCAAGCCGCCAGATTATGTGTTCAACCTTCATAGCTCCATCTATTTGTAATAGGTAATTGCTTATAAAATCTTTTTCAGCTTTTCTAAATGCACCGTCTGCTCTTGCTAAAAAAACAAGTATTGTAAAAAGTTCTTTTCTCTCTTTTAGCAAGCGTTCCAAATGGTTGAATGGAGAATCTTTAAAAAGTGTCTTAAAATAAATTCCGGGATTATCAATAAAAGTTCCTTCATCTGTTACACATTCGAGGATTCTTGAAGTTCTAAATTGCCTTGGTTCTTTATGCTTCCAGCAGTAACAATGAAGCAGTGTATCACCGTCACCTTCCGAACCGCAAACATCAATCCATCTTTCAGAAATGTTACCTTCTTGATCCTTGTATTTTATTTTACATCTAACAGGATGGCTGAATTGTCCATCATAAGAAGTGTAGTAAGTTTCAAAGACCTGTTTGATAATTTCTGGAGTACAGGGAGATGCGGGCGGTTCTAAGTTTGCTATAACGGTCGGTTTTGGTTCAATTATAGGAACAAAGGCTGTTTTTGAAACTTCTGCAAGTTTTTCTTTTAATTGTTGTTCTTTTTTCTTTTTGTTACCAATAAGAAAAAAAATAATTAGAATAATGATTAAAATAATAATAATCATACAAAACTCCCAAAAAAAATTATATTAGCTTTTTGACTTGTCAGAAATTACAAGTTCTATAAGATAGCGGCTTACTGTTTTTCCAGCTTTTTTTGCCGCTTCTTTTATAATTTCAACTTCTTCCGGTAGGGCGGAAATAGAAATAGTTTTGTATTCTACGGTTCGCCCTGTTTTTGTTCCTACAGGGCGGCCCGCACCCTCTCTTTTTCCGCCTCTTGCCATAATTTACCCCCAAATTTTCCATGCAATAAAAATTACCACTGCAATGATAATTCCGCGAATAACATTTTTTAAGATTAACTTTGAGACATTTGACATAAAGCCCCCTTTAGGAGTAGTATACAAGTGAAAGGTGCGGCAAGCTCTCGAAACCTACCGCACCACCCCGTTAGCCGAAAATCAAGCGAATAATCACTTCTGCGATTACCGCACTGATTACGGTTACAAGGATTTCAGCAAGAGCCTTGCAAAGTGCCTTTTTCACTTTGCGGGCTTTTTTCTTGCCTACACTCATAACCTACTCCTTTTAACAAAAGATTTCACACCGGGCTAACAGCCCTGATAGTTATAATATACAATATTTTAGATTATTTGTCAATAACTTTTATTCAAAAAAATATTTAATGCACTTGCTTTTTCTAGGGCTATTACTCACGTGAGTAGTAGCCCTTTTTCTTTTTCGGTATAGCGAGTTTGAGCGGGTGGCGGTTATTCTTGAACTATGTTGTTACCGGGCGCAGAAAAATACCTTAACAAAGACAGCCGCGATTTATGGACTGAACAGCTTGCAAACGACAGGCTGATTCTGGGCGAGATTGACGCGGCCATTGCTTATTTTAATTCGCCGGAAGGCGCGGACGGAATCGCCGAATACACGATTGACACCGGGCAGGACAGGCAGACGGTGAAAAGAACTGATATTAGCAATTTAATGAGCTGGCGGTCAAAGCTGATTGCAGAGATTGCACAGCTTGAACGGTCGCTGGGCATGAACGGATGCGCGGCACGGCGTATTGTTCCGGGGTTTTAAATGATTGAAAAGACACTTGATAATTACAACCTGTATTTAATGGATTTAGCGCAGGATGCCTGGAACGGTTCAAAGTTTGAAGGAAGTTTCGGGCCAATCACTGATTTTGCTTTTGTTGATTACTGGACGCTGCGCAAGCGTTCTTTGCGTTTATTCAAAGAAAACCTGTACGCAAAAGGTATTATCCGCCGTTTAATTTGGAATGAAATTCACACGGGGCTTGTTGCAGCCCCTATGCCTGTTGGTTCTGTTATCTGGTCAAAAAAGAGCGAAGACGAACAGGAAGAAAAAGCTACTGATTACGCAGAAAAATTTTCCACAGAGTTTGATTTATACGCTTCTACCCCGGCTGTTTTTGACTGGGGCAAAAAACAGAATTTCGGAGCGTTCCAGGAACAAGTTCGCTTTGAAAGCCTTGTATGCGGTGACGGCATCATTATTTCACGCATTGACAATAAAACAGGTTTACCGCGCTGGCAGTGGGTAAACGGCGATAACATAAGAACGCCGGATAATTACACACCAAAGGGCGGCAACTGGATTAAGCACGGCGTAGAGTTTGACAAATACGGAAAGAAGGTTGCTTTTCATATTCGCACTGAAATTAACGGTGATGTTCATTTTGAGCGCGTACCGACAAGGGGCGAAAAATCGGGGCGGCTTATAAGCTGGATGGTTTACGGAAGCGAAACACTTTTGGACGATACCAGGGGCGAACCGTTTTTGGCTGATACACTTTATATGCTTAAAGAGCTTGACCGATACCGCGACGCTGAAACACGCGCTGCGGTTATTAACGCTATGCTTGCCTTCTTTGTGGAGCGTTCGCAGGAAAGTGCAAAAGGCGCAAGACC